AGAAATTCATAATCAAGTTTGACCCAGACGACATGAGCCTTGTGTACCTATACGAAAAAACACCGCTAGGCAATCGCTTTATAAAAGCCGCAGAAACCAAACCGGTTATCCACAGAGGTAAACAAGAACAGGAGGATTTTGAGGCCACATTTATCAAAGACATTATCGATAAAAACAAGGCTTTCAGAGTTGAAGAACGTGACGAGGTTGAATCACTATTAGAACGTCACAAAATGAGAGCTGAAGATTACGGATTAAACGCTCCGGCTATTAAAGGAGTAGAAACTTCCAAGGCCAGTAAAAAAGAAAAAACCGGAATTGGAAACTATCAAAAAGAAGTTTCCAACACGGTTTTAACACAGGATTCAAACGTCGATGTTTTCGACTTGATGTAAATAACAGGGCTGCAACCCTAATTAAATTAACCCTAACCTAAAACAAAAGTATGCAAACAAATTTAAAGCAACAAATCAAAGAAAAACTTGATACTTACATCAAGGCTAAAGGCTCTCAAAACAAAGCGGCTAACTCCTTGGAAGTATCACCGGCTTTATTGTCTCAAATCATGAATGAAAACTGGGACTTGATTTCAGAGGACATGTGGAGAAACATTTCCGCAAAAATAGGGTTTACCAAAACCAACTGGGAAATTTTAAAAACCACTGATTTTCAAACAATCAATTTCCTTTTAAATGACGCTCAAGAAAACGCAAATGTTTTTGCGGTTGTGGGCTCCGCCGGTTCCGGTAAAACAGTTGCACTAAAGCAATATGCCGCAGACAACAAAAACGCCTTCCTAGTGTGCTGTAATGAGTTTTGGAACCGTAAACTGTTCTTGTGCGAAATTATGAGAGTGATGGGAAAGGATCCATCAGGTTATACTGTTGGCGAATTAATGAGCGAAGTTGTGAGGTATTTAAAAAGTGCTGAGGCTCCTGTTCTAATTCTTGACGAAGCTGATAAGCTAACAGATCAAGTGCTGTACTTTTTTATCACACTTTATAACATGTTAGAAGACCACTGCGGAATAGTAATGGTTGCCACTAACTACCTTCAAAAAAGAATTGAAAAAGGTGTTAAAACCAACCGAAAAGGCCATAACGAGATATACTCACGTATTGGTAGAAAGTTTATCCAGTTAAGAGGAGTTGGTTACACGGATGTAGTTCAAATATGTACCGCTAACGGCTTAACAGATCAAAAGCTAATTAAGGCTGTATTCGATGAGTGTGAAAATGACCTTAGACGAGTAAAACGCAAAATCCACGCTATAAAATCAAAAAAGAATGACGATTAAACGAGCCGTATCGGTTGACGAAATCCTTAAAAAAAAGTTCATTGAATTACAGTTATCAGGCGAATTCCAAAAATTATTAGGCTCACCCGAGCGGTCAGGAATTTGGCTCATTTGGGGCGAAAGCTTCAACGGTAAAAGCTCCTTTTGCCTTCAGTTGGCTAAGGAGCTCACAAAATCCGGCAAAGTGTTTTATAACACACTGGAGGAGGGGGCTAGAAAATCGCTGCAGCAATCAATCATAAGGCAAAATATGAAAGAAGTTAAAAACCGCTTCATGATTGGTAACCGGGAAAGCATACCGGAGCTAAAAGAGCGGTTGAGGAGGAAAAAAAGCCCCGATATAGTAATCATTGATAGTATTCAATACACTGGTCTCAACAAAAAAGAATACAAATCTTTAAAAGAGGAATTTTCAAATAAACTGTTCATTTTCATATCGCACGCAGATGGTAAAAGCCCCGAGGGATCACTTGCAAAGTTTGTCAAATATGACGCCGATATAAAAATACGGGTAGAAGGTTACAAGGCAATGTGTTTAAGCCGCCTTGGAGGAGATAAGGAGCCATATACAATTTGGGCACAGGGTGCCTCTGAATTTGAACTAAAAATAAAATAACATGCAAACAGCAACAAAACCAGTACACGAGCTTTTATACATGACCAAAGAAATGTATGACGAGCTATATATGGAGAAATTCATGCGTTGGTGTCTGAACAGAGCCACAAACAATGAGAATGACTTTCAAAAATTAATTGCTAACTCATCAATTAGCAAGTGGTATAATTATGAGTTTTCAAAAATTGAAAATGAGTTTTCAACTGCGGCAACTCCTCTATTTGGAAAGGTAAGCTACAAGGGTTTACGCCAAATGTTTGAGACACTTTCAGTAGAATTATATACCAAGTTTCCGCAGCCATTAATAGAATCAGCCCGAAATCTAAACATTAACGCAAATGCCAATTAACAAAAGACTAATCGAACTATTTGTAGTGCTAAACTATGACAGTTACAAATATGAATCTACAGGACGTAAATATTTTACAGACGGTGAGCGAATCTGTATCAATCAAGAGCGTGGCTACATAATGTCACAGCAATTTGAATATCATGATAAATACATTCAATCACCTTCAGTAAATGAAAAAATTGAGTTTGTAAAAACAAAAATTCATGAGGACAACTTTTATGATGCCTATGAATTGAAAGCCGAAAACCTTTTAAAAGAAGAATAATGAATAACCAAATTTTAGACATCGAAGTAAACGAACACGAAGTATTAACAAATAACAATTTAAAAATGGAAGCAGTAGCAGAACCAGTAATCGACATCAACAATTTATCAGAGGAGCAACTAATGGAGCTTTTAAAGCAAAAAAAGGCTCAAAAAAACAACGACAGAGACGCCTATAAAAAGCTAGTTGAGGAGGTAACTCCAAAGGCACTTTTAAGACTGGCAGTTGTTTCTGAGCAACTTTCAAACGCTAAGAAAGAAACGTTTATGTTTTTTGAAAACATTCTAAAATTAAAGGCCGATGTATATGGTATCAAAGAGAACCAACAAACGCACACTTTTTCAACTGAAACCGCCGAGATAACAATCGGATATCGTGTAAACGATGGATGGGACGACACGGTTGGAACCGGCATTTCTAAAGTAAAGGAGTTCATCTCCTCACTGGCTAAAGATAAAGAAACCGCCGCTTTGGTAGAGATGGTTTTTGACTTACTAAAACAGGACAAAGCCGGTAATTTAAAAGGCTCTCGAGTTCTTGAATTAAAGAAGCTTACTGAGAAATTTAACAACCCGAAGTTTACTGATGGTGTTGATATTATTGCGGCGGCCTACAAGCCTGTTAGATCCTCTTGGTTTATTGAGGCACACACCATAAACCCGGATAACGGTATAAAGACAAACATTCCTTTGAGCATGAGCTCTGTTGAATTTCCCGGCGGTTACTCTTTTGATTATAACTCTAAAAAAACGACAGATGATACAACTAATGGATAATGTTTTGACTATCTCAATGATAGTGTTCTTTTTAGGTTTTGGGGTGTTTATAACCCTAATGAGCCTTCAACTAGCCAAGGAATTTTACGACGATTATAAGGCAAGAAAACGCCTAAAAAATAAACAGTAGGGTTAAGTGGCGTTCCGGTTCCTTTAAATGGTAAGACCTCACCACGTTGTGAGAAATGAGGGTTCGAATCCTTCACCGGGAGCAAATTTTAAAACAACAACAAAATGGAAAAACCAACCCACTACTTTGTTTATACCGGACACGGCACGCAAACAAAGAATAAACTTCAAGAGGAGTTTAAACAATATTTAGAAGGTTTATCAGGCGTGTTAGTTAACGCTGATTCGATAAAGCACTTGAAAGAGCAAATACTGGCAAGGTCAAGAGAGTTAAACATTACCCACAACCGATGCACGGCTTTGAACATATCATTCTGTGAGCTTCACATGCGTAAAAACAGTTACATGATTAGCGGATATTACTTTTTAACATTCCAAATATTAGCGGCCTATCATGCAAGCAACTAAAGAGCAAAAACGAGAAATCGCCATCCACACTCCCAACAAGGAAACAAAAGAAGAATGGGTACAATGGGCTACGGCAGATGTAAAAAAGACATCCACAAACGAACTCACCTTTGAACAAGCTAACATGGTACTGGTTCAATTAGGCCAAAAACCGCACGCCTCAATCCATTGGGCTGCCTTTGACAAAACCAACGTTAAGCACAGAAAAATCATTAGCCTAATGTATCAAGCCGGTTGGACAATGATCAGCGACACAGGAAAAGAAATACCTGATTTGGAAAGGCTAAATCAATGGTTGCAATCGCCAAAGTGCCCCATCAACAAGCCACTCAAACAAATGGACGACACGGCAGAAATGCCACGATTAATCAAAGCGTTTTCCGGGATTGTAAAATCAAAATATAAGTAAGATGGCAGTAGTTGATCAATTACCAAAATGCACCTGTGGTGATGTTAACCAATGTGATACTTGGTGCAAGGCCAAACAGCTTTTCACAGAAGATCGTTGCGACCATAGAGACTATTCAACCGTAGTATTGGAAATTGTGGCCAACTGCGAAAAAACAGCCAACCAATGTGATTACTGCGGCAAGATTATAACCGAACCAAAAACAGATTGCAGATGAAACTAAACCTCAAACTCTCAGCAAAGCAGCTCTCAGTATTGATTTACTGTTTTAATCAATCAGAAGCCACACCAAGCCAATCCAAAGAGGAAAAGTTTACGTGGTCAATATTGAATGAAATCATACTCAAAATTCAAAAAAAGTATCTTGAGATAACCGCATCCATGACCCTGTTTAATGCTAAAAAAAAGCATTCGTTTAATTTCACTTTTTACCAAGCCTATATGCTTGAAAAGTACCTACACGTTCAAACAAACAGACCCCTATCTGATTATGACCGAAATGTAGTTCAATTCATTATTTCAACCCTAAACAAACAAATGGTATGAAAACCTCAATTTACATTGCCGGAAAGGTAACCGGATTAGAACCTCAAGAAGTTTCACGGAAATTTCAATTAGCTGAAGACATGCTAAAAAAACAAGATTGGCCAATCGTTGTGAATCCCATTAAACTGATAAACAACCCAAACGAAGAGTGGCATTGTGCTATGGAAAAATGCCTTGAGGCGTTGAAAGACTGCCAAGCCATTTACATGCTGCCCTGTTCTGTACACTCACCCGGAGCACAACTGGAACTGCAATATGCCATGGACAACAATTTGTTAATCTATTACGAGCTTGAGAACGTAGAAACGGAAGGCGAACCTGAAATTATGAAGTGATGGAGCAATTAACAACCTATCGAGCAAAAGGAAAAGAAATCGGACTTGTATTCCTGTTTAAATATGATTTAAACGGGCATTTAAGAGCTTTTCAAATCGAAGAGGGTGAATTGAACGCCTCACAAATGAAATGGCTCTTTGCTGCGGCTAATTTCCCGGCGAATGAAAGTATAATGCGTTCGGTTTGGATGAAGGAAACAAAATACACAAAAGTCTTTACGGTTGAAAAGTTCCTTGCAGATTTAACCTTTGAATCTTTTTGGAAGTTGTGGGATTTGAAAGTTAAACGCGACAACTCCGAAAAGGCATGGAACAAATTGAATGAGTCAGATAAAATAAAGTGCTTTCTGAACTTTAAAAACTATCAAAAACACTTGCAAGTAACCAGTCAAGCAAAAGCACACTTGGTTACTTGGTTGAATCAAAAACGCTACAATGATGAGTATTAAATTTAAAATTAATTATATGACAACGCTAAAAATCAACATTCCTGAAGGTTTCAAAATTGGAACCTTTGACCAAAACACCGGAGAGGTGAATTTTATTCCTCTACCAAAAGACATTAAAGAAAGAATTAAAAACTTTGACGATGTATTAATCGAAAACGGCATCGACATTGAAGATTTTAATAATTCGCTTGATGGTTTTTCTAAAGACGAAATTGCTTATGTAAAAGTAAAACAGATCGTAAAAGCATTTAACGAAGGCTGGGTTCCTGACTGGACAAATAGCAATCAGTATAAGTATGTCCCATGGTTCAAAATGGGTTCCCCTTCGGGTGTCGGGTTCTCGTACGTCGACTACGGTAACTGGTTTTCGGTTTCGAGTGTCGGCTCTCGCCTTTGCTTTAAATCAGCTGATTTAGCAAAACATGCAGGGAAGATTTTTGAAGATATTTATAAAGATTTTTTAACCGCTTAAAACACAAAAAATGAAGAAAATTAAAACTTTTGAAGATGCCTGTTTGGCTCTTGGCATTGATGCCACACTTCCTGACTTTTCAGCAATGCCTGAAAAAATGCAAAAACCGCTTTTAGCACATTACAAACTTGTAATTATTGCTGAAGCTTTAAATGAAGGTTGGGTTCCTGACTGGACAAATGGTGAATGGGACAAGTATTATCCATGGTTTAAGATGGGTTCCCCTTCGGGTGTCGGGTTCTCGTACGACGGCTACGGTGACTGGCATTCGCATTCGACTGTCGGCTCTCGCCTTTGCTTCAAGTCAAGAGAACTGGCAAAATATGCAGGAAAACAGTTTGAAGACTTGTACAAAGAGTATTTTGTAATGGCATAAAATAAAACGGTCGTATGGTGTCGTTGCTGTAGTTCCCCTTCGGGTGTCAGGTTCTCGTACAACGACTACGATAACTGGAATTCGAATTCGAATGTCAGCTCTCACCTGAGCTTAAATTATAAAACACCATAGACCCTGACAACATGGCAAAAAAACACAAAATTAATAGGCTCGTTAGTAAAGCAATTGAAAGCGAGTCAAAATAAGCAAAGAATGAAGCGTATAAATAATATTTACGATCAAATCATTTCACTTGAAAACATCAGAATTGCGGAATCAAAAGCACGCAAAGGGAAAGTGAATCAGTATGGCGTTAAGCTATTTGATAAGGAAGCGGAAAGCAACCTTTTCAAGCTTCACGAAATGCTTTTAAATAAAACTTATAAAACCTCAAAATATACTGTTTTTACGGTTTATGAACCAAAAGAAAGAATAGTTTACAAACTTCCATACTTTCCGGACAGAATCACCCATCATGCAATAATGAATGTTTTAGAGCCAATATTTGTAAAGGTGTTTACAAATGACACTTATGCCTGTATCAAGAGAAAAGGTATTCACGCAGCTTCACAAGCAATCAAAACGGCATTACTGGATAAAGAAAGCACAAGGTATTGTTTGAAGCTTGATATTGTAAAGTTCTATCCAAATATTGATCACCAAATTTTAAAACAATTATTGCGACGTAAATTCAAAGATAACGACCTGCTTTGGTTGTTAGATGAAATTATTGATAGTGCTGATGGACTTCCAATAGGTAACTATCTTAGTCAATATCTTGCTAATTTTTACCTTACTTACTTTGATCACTGGATAAAGGAAGATTTATCGATAAAGTATTATTTCAGATATGCTGATGATGTTGTCATTCTCTCAAGCAATAAAACTCATTTACATCAAACCCTTTCAGAAATTAAACCGTATTTAAAGGACAATTTAAAGCTTCAGGTAAAAGACAACTATCAGGTATTTCCTGTGGAGAAAAGAGGCATTGACTTTGTTGGCTATGTATTCTATCACACTCACACAATGCTACGTAAATCAATTAAAAAAAGATTTGCAAAGGCAGTTTCAAAATCCAAAAACCAAGCAACAATAGCCGCTTATAATGGCTGGGCAAAACATTGTAATTCAAAACACTTATTAAAGAAACTACTATCAAATGAACCAATTTAAAAGCTTCGGAATTAAGCCAAAATTGTCAACTTTTACAGGCGACAAAATAAAAATAGAGAGAATATTAAACACAGAAATAAAAGTCCTTGCTTACAAAATAGAAGAATCTAAAGTTAAAAAGGACACAAAGCTTTTAACTATTCAAATAGAAAAATCAGGCGTTAAGCATATCATTTTTACCGGTTCTACAATCTTAATGCAAATGATTGAAGATGTCCCAAAAGACAAGTTTCCATTTACCACAATCATTGTTAAAGAATCAGAACATTTAGAATTTACATAAATTACGGGAATCCGTAAACATCATTAAAATTAACTTAATATATTTGTATGAAACAACATCAGGAACTATTACACAAATCAGAAAAGAAAATCGCATTTATCACCGGTATTATAATCGGTACAATTATTGGAGTAATCGCTTTGATTGGCTCTTACTCATTTTTTAACTTTTAAATAAACACAATGAAAAAAATTACACTTTTACTACTGCTTTTATCCTGCTGTACTTTTGCACAGGATTATCAAAAGCTAAATGAACTAAAACTAAACACACCAACGGGAACACAAAGAACAGTTGAAAGTGCCATGTCATTAATTGAAGGGAAATACAGAATGTATGCCTCAATGGAATTTGATAAAGAGAAAATTTATAAAGTAGTTTACGCTCCGGTAACATTATCAGACGCACAAATTGAGGAGCAAAAAAGCTATAAAGGATGCCTTGTTTTTGACTATCAAATCTATTTTGATGGTAAAGATTTGAGCCTAAACAAACTCGGAGTTAAGCAATACAGATTGATTAAAATTAAAGGAGGCCTTCCGCAGCTGTTTGCGGTTTGGAAAAATTGGTTTGAACCCGGTATAACAATTGATGGTTTAAATAAAAAGAAATCTGCTACTTTTGAGGATTATGAAAGGCAGTTGGAATTCTCAATTAAAGGTGACTCTGAAAGTTGGGAAATAAGAAATGGTTCAAGTTACACACTACCAAAAGATTTTTAATAAAAAACCCACTGTAAAAAGTGGGTTTTTTTATTTCAATTAAATCGTATATTTTTGTTACATGGCAGTTAGACAAATAACCGATAAGCTTTATTCAGATATCAAAAAGGATTTTGATAAACTTTCATCCATCAAGGAGTTAGGAGTAAAAAAGTTTACTACAGAGTTTATACTGGCCAAACTTGCGGATCAATACTACAAATCGCCTAAAACCATTGAGAACATCGTTTTTAATCGTGTGGCCAACTCAAATAAAGCCGAGAGCTCTCAGCTGTTATTGTTTGTTAATCAACAATAAACTTTTCTACGTCTAAGTCTTTAAAAGTTCCGTTTTCTCGCTCAATAAACGCATTGTAATCAATGGAGTTGCACTCATAAGTAACTCTGTAAAGGTTGCCGGCATTTCCGGTATCCTCCGGATTAAATCCAACCCTACGCATCGCGGTGTAGTTTTCGCCACTGGTTCCGTGAAGCAACTTGTGTAAATTGTCAATTGACTTTAAAAAATCCAAAGCATCATCCTGATTAAAGCCGCCATGATAGGTATCAGTAAACGTTTCATAATACAAATAGAAGTCAATTTGTATCCCCACCTTTTGAATCTTTTCTGCAAGGTCATTCATCGTGTTTGAACGGAAAGACAGAAATAATGCCGGTGTTGGAAATGGATGCTCATTTTCTAAAAAACCAACTTGGTTGTGCCATAAATCAATCCACTTAATTTCGGGCATGTTATCAAATATTTTAGTACCTAGCTCTTTGTAAAGCTCCGTTATCCAATTGTGTGTTGGTTCCATATTTAAATAGGTTTAAACAGTTATTTATATGTTTTTAAAGCGTTGTTCAATTTCATTTTTTAACCAGTGCTCCAGTGTGTCCATTAGCGTTTGACTTTCGCCTATAAACTGCCTTTTTGGTATCTTGATAGTAAGTGCATCCTTTTTTGAAATGGCCATCCATTTATACCGGGTGTCGTTTGTGGCATAATACATAAACCAAAAGAATTTTCGAGCCTTTGGCGTTAACGTCACGTTAATGGTTCCACCTTCGTTATGAATTTTAGCATAGGGCGAGTTGGTGCCAAACAAAATGCGTGAGGAGTTTCGCTCCATTACTCGCAGTGAATTACGCAGGTGTGCTTTGTTTATCAATATAGCTCCTCCGGGTCTGCTGTCGTTGCTCCTTCTTTGCCATGGCTCAAAACCCCGATCGGTAAATCCTTGATTTTTGAAACTATCCAAAAAGAAGTTTAAACCGGTTACCGCAGCATAGCTAACAACATCTCGCTTTAACTCCTCGGCCATTGCCTTAAAGTCAGGTACTTGATTTTCGCTCCGGTTTGCCATAGTATTAAAAAAAGTTATATATTTGTGGTGTGATTATCGCCTTGGATTAACAGCCTTGGAAGCCCATCACAGAAAAGCGGTCATTTATGATCGCTTTTTTCTTTTATAGTTTTTAACCGTTTTTCTGTCTGAAGAAATAATATAAACCTCTTTTATGTTTGGGTGTACATCAAACTTCAGAATGTTATCAACTTTAACCAAAGCATTTGAAACGGTATCGTTATTTTTTGATAAATCAATCACTACAATTTCACAGCCTTGTTGATTGGCTCTTATCAAACTCTTTTTATAGTTTGTTGACTCCGGTGATTTACGGTCAGCAATTTTGCCGTTTATCCTGTACTCGGGATTCGGTTTCCCTTTTACGATCCAACCGTCAGCCTGCCCCATTAAATCAACGTTGAGCTTATCTTTATCAGCCAATACAACAGCACAGCGATAGTTACCGGCAAGCTCGTCTATTCTAGTATCAGTAAATGGGCTTACTCTTACCTTGCCACCCGATTTTGACTTATAACGAAGTTCCGGAGTTGCCACGGTTTTTGATATTTCAAAAGCTATAGCGGTATCATCAGTTGCCACCTCATTAGCAATTTGAAAAAACATATTTTCCTTGCTGAAAATAACACCATCTTTGGCCACGTTTCCAATAAAGGTTTTAGGAACGGTTTCATCTTCAATTAATCCGGGTGTTGAGCCCTCGGCGGTTTGAACGGTGTAACATCTGCAATTCCAACCATTAGGCGGATAATATTTGCTCCAAAAAGGATCATCAAGCGGTTTAATGGTTCCGTTAAGAACAGCGTGCTCTTCCCTTACTCGGCCATCGCCAACGGTCATGTATTTTAAGTTTGGAAATAGCTTTTTGTCGGCTTGATATTCTCGCCATTTTCGGGCGTGTTCTGCTGAATTTTTAGCGGTGTTGTATTCCGTTTCCAACCAAGTGCGGTTATACTTTGAGTTTATCCCGGACACAATTTCTTTAAACCCGGAAAGGCTTCTTATTTGATCGCCATCATAAAGAGCTCTGTTCATTTCCTGAAGCTCTGTTAATGTTTTGGCATGGCTAAAGCGATACATGTTTCTTTGAAGCTCTAATAAGGCAGCATCCGCCCCGGCATCTTTGCCAAACGAATACTTGCCGGTTCCTTTATTGAAGCCCTCGTTTAAATCGGAATAGGTTTGGTTAATCAAATCCTGATTAATATCCAGTGGCGATACTTTGCCGCTGTGCAAGTCTTCCGCTATTTTATCGATTAACGCAGTGTAAAGGCTCAAATCAAGCGATTCAAGAGCTAAACCGTGTTCATGCTCACAACAGGCGTATTGAGCCGTTAAACGGTCAAAAAAAGCGTTTACAATTTGTTCAGACTTTTTTTTTTAACCGCCGGAGGTGGGTCTTCAAAAGAGCGAACTGTAGCCTTTTGGCCTGTAATTGGTACACCGGTTTCCTGAGATACCCATTCAAAGTCTACATCAAAATCTTTTGCCAAAATGGCCACCAAGTCGGCCGTTTCTTTTGCCGATCTAATTTCAGAGTTATCCCACTCAAAATAATGGCCTTCTAAAGCTCCGTAAACCTGAGACAGTTTTTTTAACCTTGGGAATACTTGGCGATTCATCACGTTTTTAAACATTAATTTATCGCTTTCAAAACGGTCTTTAGCAAGTTTAAATTGAATTTCTACAGATCCAACAAAGCCCTTTTCATCTGTTAGCCCTGTTCCTCCTAAAATTCGTTTTGATATTTCACTATTAGCTCGCTCAATCAAAGGGTCAAACGCTCCGGTTGGATTGGTTGAGCTGATACTTGGAACTTCAAACTTTTCGTTACCACGGCCAACCATAAAGTGATTGGATTTGAAATTTTTAGCGGCTTCAAAGAGTTGGTTTAAACGGTTATCGTCCTCCCTGTCGGTTGTGATAAAAAGTGGCGGAACTCCATACTTTTCTACAAAATCAAGCCATGAACCAATACCTAGTTTTTTGGCCAAAACAATTGGAGCTAATTGCGAAAGCATTCCAAGCTCATTATCCTTGCCAATCTGTAAATAATAATTAGAAAGAGCTCCATCTTTGTATGACCATCCTTTGTTGTCGCCCTCGGTTTTTACAATAATTCCCTTTTTTGGATTAAAGTAACCAATAGGAATTTCAGTCACGCCTGAAAGCTCTCCCATTTCATCTATGTCAAAAAGCTCAATTAAGGTAGTGCCTTGATATTTTTGTTTTAGTATTAGTTCCACGAGCTCCTCATACCAAGTGCGTTCAAACAGCCATGTTAAATCCTCATTTTCGTCGCCTTTTTCATTAACTATCTTAAACTTTGACCGCTTGCAATATAATATCCGTGAGTCAATTACCGACGCTAAGTGATTGTCTAAAAGTAAATTTTCGTATAATTTTCTCAAGCTTGACCGGTCAGGGTTTTCCGGGTCTGTAGCTGTCATTATTGCAAGCTTCCACTCCTCCAATGATTTTGACTGCATACTAACTGCCTCTTGATCTAATTGTCCTGAAATATTTTTACCGCTTCTTTTTGCCTCGGCATGAACACGAAGCTTACGCTCATCTGCGTAACTCAATACGGCACTTTCAATGGTTGAATAAATTTTTTTTATCGGATTCATCAGATATAATTATTTTGATTTTTTGAGTTGCCCCAAATTGAGTTAGAAGGTGAAGGATTTCCGTTTTCATCAACCGGTGTAGGCAAATCACCAAGGATTATCTTGCCAGTTGATAGTTTTTCTAAAGTTTCCATAGCCCATTTATAATTGTCTTTATAATCGGTTGGAACTTTGCGAGCTGCATTTCTGCGAACTAGTGACTCAATAACCAACTTGGCTAAAATTTCTTTTAAAACTTCGTTTTCTACAGGGTCTGTTTCATCAAAAATAAGATCCACATTGTAACGTGTGCTCAGTAGGGTTTTAATAAGTGCTATTTTTGCCGCAATGGTATTTCCAATTATTTCAGGGTCATCTTGTGATGACTCATCAATGAACCGCTCAAAGCAATGCGTTATTAAATAAGGTTTATCAATATAAATCATATTCTTTCGTTTTTGTGAGCCATACGCCCCGATTTATAATTTGAGTTTGTATCAGATCCAAACGATACATATTTTTCGCACTCGTCTGTAACCCCTTTTTTGGCATCCGGGTAATCATCTTTGGAGGAGTATCCCGGTTCAATTCCATAAAGTTGAGCCATTGCCACTTGATGGTCTTTTTTGTGCTTTAATTTATCGCTATAAAAGAACCGGCCGTTTTGATAGTATGGTTGAAGCTCCAGCATACGGTCGTATTTCGCCTTGCGAGGTCTATCCCTTTTAATGATGTTTAAACGGCAGTTAAACAGCCTTTCCGCATCACGAATGGCACTTTCAACGGCATCATTCCAAAACTGTGATTCAAACACCCAATGCACAACAACCGTTTCCGGTAAACTCATTTGAAATTGACACATATAAGCCAGTGCCGCACTCATTTTGCATTGTTGTACAAAGCAATCAATCTCCCAAAAATCACGTTCTTTTAAGCCCTGTACTACGATTGCATTATAATCGGAGCTTGAAGTTCCCGAGTAGGCCACATCCCAATAACCAAAGATTATTTTAAACGTGTTTAATTTTGGCAGCGGTGCATACTGGATATCCTCCGCCTTAAAAATTGTGCCCTCAACGTGAGGTTTATTGTTATATTCCGCATTAGCAGCGAGCGTTCCAATTTCCGATTCAATTATCTTAAAATAGTTTGGCTCATATTTATCATCCCAAATAGGAATATAGGTCACCGGATCATAAGCGTTAACCTCATGAACGAACCAATCGGGGTGTAGCTCCTGTAAAATGGTTTGAATCATCTTTGGGGCATACCGGTTATTGGCCTGTATAAATCTACGAATGGCACCGTCCATTGTTGGAATCAAATCACGTTCAACCCAACGGGCTATTTTCAACTGCCTAACCTCGTTTGCGTTGATGTCTTTTGTCTCAATATCATCACAAACAATATGCGTTGGACGTTTGTTTTTTACACGCAAACCCCTAACCGATTGACCCATCCCTAAAGATTGGCCAACAAAACCCCCTTTAGTAATGAAAAAGCCATCCTCCCAACTTCCTTGGTTATACTGTTCGCCGTAATCGTTAATGATTTGAGGATTGCTTTCAAACTCCGCACGGATATCCTCCAAGAGCTGCTTACCTCTATCGGCGTTAGAACCAACCAAAACCAAATACACCGGCTCTCCATTTATCCATAACCAAAATGGAAGTAAAACATCGTTTACAACCGATTTAGAGAGTGCACGTCCCCACTGTGCAAAACCCTTAAACGTTTTGTTTTTGTGAACTCGTTTTGCAAAATCAATATGGAAATCCGGTGTTTCAGAAGTGGCATAATGCGGAAAGTAGCGTTGCACCATATAACGAAAATCTTTCTTTGCACGCTCGATTGCCTCACGTTTCTCCTTTTCAGTTTCAAACGGGTTTACGTTCGAAAATGATCGGGAAAGCTCAAGCTTCTTTTTGTAGCGTTCAATTGCTGATTTATCGTTTCTTTTCATCTACTTTAATTATTCGTTTCTCGGCTGTGTGTGAAACTTTGTTTGTGTGAAAATCATAATTTAACCCTGTAATTACGCTAACCCGATAAAGGCCGTCGTGTAGGTGTTTTTCTTTTATAATTTGACCGACATAAAAGCCGGAGCCCTTTTTTAAAAGATGTGCACCAATGTTTAACTGGTATTGTTGCCAAGGAGCCCGGCTTATCATCAAGCCGAGTATAATTTTGATTAATTTCATCCTAATTTGATTGAAATGGTTTGTAAATGAGCTTCCTGAAAGTCAAGCGTTTTTAAGAACACATCTTTATCGTGGTGCTCTAAATTTTTAAAGATATCCGACATCACTTCGAGGTACGTGGAAAGGGATATTTTGTTTTCAGTATCCATCCGCTCCAAAGCTTTTGTTTGAATAGCAACCTCCTGAGAAATAGACGAGCTTTGTTGACGCAAAGCGATAACCATTTCATTGTCAGCTCTTGCCTTAGCCTGTTTAATTTCCGTTGCAATTTCAAGTTGTTGCTCAGTCAACTCAGAAATCAACTCTTTGATTTTTGTAGAGCGATTTGACGAGCTGTTAAAATTGGCGTCTCTTACACTTTTCCAATTTCCTTGACTTACCCAGTCGCCAATAGTTTTTTCGGAAACATTTACTATTTCCGATATTTCTTTGGCTGTAAGTCCTTGGTTGGTGTAATAATCAAAGGCGATTCGTTTCTCTTTATGCTTTGCCATAAGGTTATTTATATGATGCAAAGTTGCTTTAATGTGTGTCAAAAATTCAATTAAGCTTATAATCAAATAACCACAGTTGATTAATTAAGTACCACACACTTACTAAATTAAAACGTCAATTTTTTTAGGGGCAACTTACTACCCAATTTTGTGGCCACTAAAGGATTAAAATCTATGTCAAAACCAAGAACTTTTATCGAAGCTTCCGCCTCCGGAACTAAAGGAGAAATCCGTATTGTTTCACGAATTGGCGTGTGGTCAGATAGTTCATCTAGTAACATTAGATCTATTGTTGATGACTTCATCAAAAGAGGAGTTGTCGATACTGAGGTCTATTTAAACTCGGTAGGCGGTAACTGTTTGGAGGCCACAGAAATTGGCAACGAACTAAAACGTTTGCCAAAAGTTTCTTTAAAAATTGGTAGTGTTGCCGCCAGTGCTGCAACCTATTTGATGACGCAGTTTCCTTCGGTTGCTTATCCAAATTCTCAATTTATGATACACCGGCCAAAACTGGGAACCTACGGCGACGTGGTAACCATCAAAGCCGATTTAAAATTATTAGAGAATACTACAGCGGATTACAAGCAGGCTTATTCTACTAAAATGAATAAAACCGAGGAGCAAATTGAGGAATACTTTGCAATGGGTGACTACTGGATGACTGCTAACGAAGCAAAAAAAGAGGGTCTTTTGGATGCGATTTTAGAGCAAAACGAGGAGCCAACAGCTGAGAGTGTAAAAATACTCGAAGCCTTACACGCTCCTGTGATTCCAAATATTAACAAAACTAAAGCACAAATGGAAAGAAACCAGTTGATTAGTAGATTAAAGCTTTCAGCAGACGCAACAGACGCACAAATTGAGGCGGCGTTAAACGCACTGGAAGAAAAAGCGGGTAAAGCCGATGGACTTGAAGCTCAGGCCAAAACAGACCTAGAAAACAAGGTTAAAGAGTTGGTGGCAGATGCACAGTCTAAAAAGAAAATTACGGCAGACCTTGCCGATCACTACACCAAATTAGCGACAGCTGATTATGATGCCACTAAAAAAATTCTTGATTCAATGCCGGGGGTTACTAAACTTTCTGCGGAATTAGAG